TGATATCCATACTGACTGCCTCTGCCCTGCCCAGCACGTTCTTGCTCGGTTTTATACATTGCAGCATCTTTATCTACTGATTTTCTATATCTCTGTTGTTGCTTAGCCATAACAGATTCCTCGTTAAATAAAGTGAGGGCACCATTTCGATGCCCCCACCTTAGTAATATTACTCCAATCTCAACATTACTGGAGCATACTCACCAGTTGCAACTGTAGTTAGAGCGTGTCCGATCTCTACTTCAGTCTCGGCATCTTTAAGCTGCACCGAACCATTAGTGCCATCCGATACCGTGAGTCTGTTACCTTCAGTGATCGTACCGTCGGCCAGACACATAGCCTGCCCTTGGGTCTGTACCCACGCAAAGTATCCAGACGTTATGCCTCTCATCGTCACACCCGTTGGAAACGGATCAACAATGGTACCTTGAGTCGCATCGGTGACATGGCAGTTATTGTAACGGCTCGCGCTAATAGCCCAGTCAGTAGCACCAGAACTAAGGGCCGTCACAATAGGATCGTAAAGCGTGAACTCGACAGCATCACTACTAGCCGCGCCATTGCTTTTGATCCGATAAGTGAACCCTTCACCAGCGCCGTCAGTGATATGCAGATAAGAACCTGCATAGTCATTGGCCTCCACACCCTGAAAGTCAGCCGGAGGCCCGGCAGAGCCAGACGCAGTCAAAGTGACTACACTAGAGCCAGCAGTGCCAGTGGCGATAGTGCCATCCGAAATCTCGTCGGCTGCACCCGTGGACTGATCAGCACCAACTAGTTTTCCTACTGTCACTGCAGCGTCAAAGTTGCAATAACGGAAAACACGCCCGTCAATCAACTCCAACTTCTGCCCTAGCGGATGTTTAGCAGACGAAGACTCTTCATAAATACCCTGATTGCCTTCAGCTGATCCACCTATAGTTCCGCCAACTTCAAAATTAAGGTTATCATTACGCGACATCTTAATTCTTCCTTTCCCTATGAGCAGGGCTAAACCTCCATTGGCTTGGAGGCAGGATTATTAGGTCAACGCAGTAGCGACACCGTGGCGCCGTGCGTTGTTGATAACAAGCTGGCAACCGAATACGATGTATGCAACCATCGCAAACTGATTTACCGGCTCCTTGAACGCCGTCTTCGCAAAGTTCTTACCCTGCTGTATCTTCAACTTCAGATACTTGCTATTGATAAGATATGCGTGCTGCGACGGACAATCACGGTCATACTGGATCGTGGCACCACGGAATATGGGAGAACCCGCATCCGCCTTACCAGTCTCGCCAGCAGCCAATCGAGCATACCCAGTACCTTCGAAAAGGTTCTGCATATCACCGAACACCGTCAGAGTAGTAAAGATATGCGAAGGCGTATCATTACCCTCAGAGCAGCTATTCCAGACAGCACCCAAACGCTGAGTACCGACATTGATGTTGCTCGAAATGCTATCTACATCCGAAGACGTAGTATCAGCCTGATTCCTCCACCAAGACTCATTAGCACGATTAATACCCATGACCGTGCCACTCGTCGGCGCATCAGCAATCAGATCCTGGAGACCAAGCGTGGCCTTACCAGTTTGTGCGCTGAAGAACGCCGCGTTAACGGCATCACGAGCAGTCAACATAGACTGCTGAGTCTTAGCTTCAAGAATCTTCTTCGCAGCATCACTCAGACGACCTTCATCACGCTCAGTCATCGAGATAGTAATGGGAGTAGCAGTGTATCGCCAGGGTGCGTATCCCATCGTGATACCATCAACAGCATCTGTGTTGACCGTATCGTAACCATCAAACCAGGTGGCAGAGTTCTTACCATACAGCAAGTCCTCTTGAATCTCCTTACCACCGGTTTCTACTTCCGCATTCGAGGACAACATCTTCAACAACGGATACTCATCAAAGATATTATCCGTCAAACGCTTCCGCTTGGAACGCATCGTGAGAGTCCACGCAGCATCCCAAGTTTCAGTGGTGCTAGTAGCAGCCATTTGTAATTACCTCACTCAAATCCTAGTTTCTTGAGACCCGACAAAACGTCAGAATCAGACAGTGCCCCTTGGCTTTGTCCCATTCCTCCACCTCTCGGTGCGACGCTCTGTTGAGCATTGCGAATTAAAGTTCTAGAATTACCAGATGCCTCCGATCGGCGACCTGACACCAACTCGAATGCCGATAATACTGTGTGAGGTTGGCCGGTCTCACGGTTAGGCATACCCCTAAGTCTAGAAATTTCCTCATGATAATCCTGCAAAGCCTCACGACTATGGCCAGAGGAGATAGCTTCCTGGATTTCTCCAGAAACTTTATCTTCAACTCTAGTTTGTTCTCCACCGCTTAGATACTGAACATTTTGCTGCATGTGCCCAAGTTCATCTTGTAATGCATGAACTTGTTGTAGTAGAGGATTAACAACGGCATTTGCTATTCCTTCTACTACCACTGCTTCGTCATACCCGTTTTGTCCGGGCGCGAATCCAAATTGCTCGAGTACTGAAGGCGAAGTAGTCTGTGGTTGCTGTGCAGGCTGTGCGTTTTGTGGAGTACCATTCTGTGTGTTATTTATCTGTTGCGATGCGTTAAGTGCGTTGTTGTATTGTTGTGTAACATCTTCCATTTGCTTTTGTGTATCACGTAGATCCATATTAGTCTTATTGACCATACCGTATATATTACGCATTGTACGTAATTGCGGCTTCCATTCATCGGGAACTTCTTCCTCGCGAACAGTAGACCAATTTACGGAATGTGGATCAAACTCTTGAGACGCTTCAGACTGAGATGGCATCGCATCGGGAGAATCCTCTAGAAGACCCGAAGTGTCCTCAGTAAGATCATTCCCTACTACGCCTAGTTCCTCCTGTTCTGGAGCATCAGTCATTTCTGACATACATCACCTCGTTATGAAGCTATTCGCTCTCGAATAGCAATGATTTTAGCAGCCTGATCCGCAGTTCGTGTAGACGCCACAAGATTCCCTGCGTCATCATACACTTTATACGGACGTTGCTGCTTCTCAACAACTCTGACCTCAAACTTAGCTGAATCCATGCTTCTTCTCCAGTGATTTAAGATCCTCGTCTCCATTAATAAACTCTGTATGGTTCTCGGTATTCTTCTTACGGGGCTTGTAGCCCTCGGGACCGTGATCTGGACCTTGGTACTCTTCAGGATACTCATGAGTCTTCGATCCACCTACGGCATCCGCGGCTTCTATACAATTATACTTCTTGAGCAATCTCTGCTTGTGTGAATAACTCTCTACTACTTCACCAAACCCAGGATGATACTTGCCGTACATACCAGGATTATGCGGGTTAAAATCCACGATTCCTGTAATACGACCATAATGAATCTTCATATCTTTACCGCATTTACACACAGGAGTCTTAGCTACGACTTGATCGGTCAGTTCGCAGCCACACTCACAGTAATAATCATGATTAACAGCCATTAGCCTGTCATACCTCCTTGACCTGTCAGTGTTGCTACATCGGCAGTAGCTGCTTGCTGAGTTTTCTGAGCATTAGATCTAACTTGACCTATGATACCTTCTTGACTATTCAATAACCTGCCATCTACTGAAGGCTGGCTTCCGCCCCCCGCTCCTCCGCTAGCCATAGCAGACTGCATCATTTGCTCATGCATTGCCATATGCTGCTGCACTATCTGTAGTATCTGCTGTTGCTGTTGTGGTAACATCTGTTGGAGCTGAGGTAGACCCATAACAACATCAGGATTCTGTTGTTCCATATGAGCCATATGATCCATGCCTTCTTCGACAGGAGCCATTTGACCCTGAAGCATAAGGCTAAGTTCTAGCTGAATCAACGCATTCAAATCACCATCAGCGCCCTTGAATAGTCTTTCTACCGAACGCTTCCTAAAGGACTTAATCAAATCCCTAGTTACTTCAGTCTGGTCTATCATAGGATTACCAACAAGGCGATCATACAACAGCACCGAGTTCTCCTGCTCTAATTCCTCCACCAATGGATGCATAGAACCAGCGTCTAGATCTAACATAAAATCAAAGTTAAAATCTTCACTGGTAAGTACCCGGTATTCTACACCTGAAGGGTCTTTAGCGACATTCAGCATAAACGTCTGGGGGATATAACGTATATCCTGGAACATCCTAAATAGATTCCCTACAATGGTAGTATAAACACCTGCTACTTTTGCTTGCATCCATTGGCGGTTGAGAGAACCTTGAGACGCTATGAGTGCACTTTCTGTAGCAGTCTTCCGGCCCTCTGAGCCTCCCGCAAGATCACTTACATGGAGACTCTGTTCTTCGTAACCTCGTGCGTCGTTCTCGATACCTAGCTGATCCGAAGGTATGTTTCCCCAGGAAGCCTCACGGATACTTGCGATATCGTGAAGTCCGATTACATCGCCGTCTTTTGCATCCCTGACGTTATCTACGAGATTCGGATTCCGCTGAATCTCTGCTTCATTAGCCCATACAACACGCGGGAATCTTCGCAGAATATCAACACGCCGACTCAAGGACTCCACAATAATATTCTGAAGATCCTCTACATACTTCATAGGAGGCTCAGGAAAGAACGAACTTTCTACAGTGTCGAACTTCACTGGAATATACTGAAACCCCTTAGACATTATGAACCCAGGAGCTTCTTCAAGACCTACGAGATCTTGGCCATCATAGATCGATCGAGTCTTAATGAATGGATGAGACTCCGCATGGATCTCGTTCTCGTGACCATCTAGGAACGTAATAAGTCTACGGTTCAGCCTATCGTGGACTTCATACAACACCACCATGTCACGCTCGGCTTTGGCACCCTGCACATGCTCGTCTGCGTTATCCGCATCATACTCATCGCCATAGTTTAGCAACGCAGTATCTGTAGCTGATGTGTACTCTGACGATCCTGTGAAATCCCGAGGAATCTTGTATCTTGGGTCACTCTTCAAGATCTCGAATGGTACTTCAATACGCTCAATTATGTATTCTGCGTAACCCAAGTTCTGGGGAGGACACTTAGGATCTACAAAAACATTAAAAGGCCTAACACGCATGACACAAGGAAAATCATCTTTGAATGCATCGTTAGTTACATACGGAGGCATCGAATCGTCACCAGAGGGATTATATCCCATCTTGATCCAACCTACACCACAGAACAACGCATCAAACATCGCCTGATGGATCTCAGCCTTTGCATCCATTAAGTCCAATGCGTTATTAGCTGCGCGTTCCATCACAAGCGAGATACCTTCGAGTTCCCCTGCCACACGTTCGATATTAGGCTTAGCATTCACAAACACTTCGGGGTAATGGAATGCCACTGACGATATGATCTGGCGTACTAATGGATACATCCTAGACACATGAATGATCTCATCTTTATCGAGACCTGGGATATCTAGCTTTAGCTCGTAAGCCGCTAGTAATTTCTCCCATGACCGATGCCTAGGTTCCATGACCCTCTGCACTCGATCAATCGTCTTACGCCAATACTCACGATCTTTATTATTTAATTTAATATCGGCCATATTAGTTTAAAGCGTGATAACGTCCACTATGTGCAGGTTTCCCAGGAAGTGCATCTAATATATCCTGCCCGCTACCCATAATCGGGTCATCCTTGTGTTCTGCATGACGATACATATGTACCATCCCATATCGCCACTCATCAGCCGCATGATCTTCTGCGTGAGTATCTACATCCTCGGGGTTCTTATCCGCGCGAGGCAATGCAGGTACAGTACGCATGAAATCATCGTTCCAACCCTCGAATGCATAGAACTTCTCATGGAGTAGTGCGTCTCGACATATACGCCAACCATTCACACGATCGTTATTAGCGCGAGTTATCGGCAACTCAAAATCCGAAAACACATCTGCCGCACTCTTAGTCATCTGCTCCGTGAGCCTACGCTTCACCCACATACTAGGATCAGAATAAATCATAATGGGCATCCGACCATTTGTATACGGAAACCCTGAGATCCTTTGTACTATCTCTTCTGCGTGCTGTGATGCTGTACGATCACCCTGGTAATATCCCATCAGACGATAGATGTTATAGTCAAAATCTATTGCGTAAAGCCCAAAGCTCGTAGGTGCTGATTCACCGTAATCTAGTGCGCCATACAATGCCCACGATGCTGGGATCTCGAAACTCTTCGTTAAGATCTTATGCCTATTCCACTGTGTAAAGAACTGACCTTGGTATATGTCCCAATCACCATTTAAGTATGCTCTACGTAATGCTTCGTCTTTGATATTCTTTAGTGATTCTACGTACCTAGGGTCAGCTTCCATCAGAGCTGGATTGTCGAACACTCGGGCAGAAATAAACTTATAGTCCTTTGGGTTCTCTGCTTCCTCGTGCATCTGATCAATCCACAATCTCTTGCTCCATGCATGACCTACACCACCAGGGTTTCCCGTAGCCCACATCACAGGCTTAATGGCTTTGTTCGAGGTTCGGCACGAACTCGATATGTACTGCCACTGGAACTCCGTGAACTGTGTGACCTCTTCTACTGCTACGAAGTCAAACTCCTGCCCCTGATAGTTAAACACATCGTCTTCGTGTTCTGCATGACCGAACATCAACTCACTGCCATTAGGCAAGTACATTACGCCTTCGCTCTTGTTGTACCAGTTTCTGATCTTTGGAAACTGCCTAAACAAAGGACGAATGTGATTACCATCGAGCTGCTTGAATGTCCTACGAATCAATAATCCTGTTGACCCAGGATTCTCCATGAGCATGATGAGCATTATGATTCGTGATGCGTAGCTTTTCCCCCCACCCCTAGCGCCGCCATAAAAAGGATACCGCACACCATTACGCACAGCTTCTAATAGCTGAAACTGCTTAGGTTGTAGAGCTACATTGAACTCTAGGTCTTCTAAGCTCTCTGTATGGACCCTACCGCGTGTCGGCATTTTTCTTAGTCACAGACGCAAACGATGTTTGCAAGAATCTACCCATAGCTTGTTGTTTACGGGCAGTGTTATCGTATTGTGGTAATACTAATAGTTCTATGTCGGGCTCTGATATTCCTATGCTACGCTCACCGCTCGCTATGTTCTTTGCTAGCTCAATAGCCAATTCTGGTTCTATGTTTAGCATATCAAGATACGGCAACGCTTCTGCAGACATCATCCATGCTACAGGATCATG